TATTAGAAGACCTACCTATTAAAGGAGAACCAGTTAAAGGCTTATAATCCGCATCTATAACTGGATCAGTATTAGTATTATCACAATCCGTACAATTTACAACTGATATATTTAATGGATAGGAAGCATCATAAAAATAGTCTCCTATATTTTCACTAGATATTCTAGCATTATTTACTCTGTAATGATAATTTGAATTATCAGCGTTTTTGCCTAGGATAAGGTTATTATATGAGTAGTGTCTTGCAGTATTATTGATATATACACCCTCATAAAAAATGTCTATAGTATTATCAGCAATCCACACATCACCATTATCTATTCCAGCGTCCTCATCAGCATAAGATTTAACCTTTGATATAAAAATAGAAGACGAACTGCCATATTCTGGAACTATTATGTTTGTAACAATATTTCCAAGAATATATGTTGGATTGCCTGACTGATTAACCATAAGATACTGGCAATCATCTATTCGATTAAATATAACCCAACAGGTATCTGAGGACTCATCCCCACCTTCATTTTGATTACCCTCATCATTGCACACAATAGCTTGACCACCACCGCCAACACCAGCAGGCCATCCCCAATATTCAGTATCTCTGAAATAAGACATCTGATTACTTGAAATGATAACATGCTTTGACTCTTTTACGTCAACAGCATTTTCTCCAAGCTCATTAAACGTATTTCCTGCTACCCAAATATAATACGGCAACCCTCTATGCGGACCTCTTTTTTCAGTAACATCATGCCTACCATGCAGACCAATTATATGGATACCATCTTCAGCTTCATGATAAAAATAGCTGTTTAATACCCATATATGATCAACGCCATCAATCATAACTACACCTTGAGACCCATTCTCACAAGTAGGAGGCCAACTACATTGATAGTTTGTTATTGATACATTATTTACAAGCATGTATTGACATACTTGAGGGCGTACCCATGAACTGCTAAACTGAAAAGCAATAGCAGCACGACCCCAACAATCATCTGGTTCTGGATAATCTCTTATAGTTATATTATCAATAACAACATGGTGTGAATCCTCATTAATATAAATAACACCTCCATATTTAGTAGAAGGTCTTGAAGTCCCAACAAAAGTTAGCCCTCTAATAAATACGTATGAAGCATTAAATATTTCAACGTCAGGATCATAATCATCGGCAGTAGCTCCAATTTGAATAATCGGGTCTCCTTCACCAACTATCCATATCGGATTATCAACTGTACCTGGAAGGCTGTTAAATACAAGTAAATTTGTATAAGGACCTCCTGCTATTATAACAACATCCCCTGCACTTAAATTTGTTGGTATGGTAAGCCTAGGAACTGTTCTGTTACCGTTACCAGCATCAGAAGCGTCTGGATGCGTATTATCAACATAGTACCAGCCAGGGACATCTGTATCCCACGGGTCTGGCTCTGCTGGAGGCTGAGCTGCAAGCGGGTCAATACCACCCCAATACTTTGCTGGATGTGCCACCCCAATAGGTACTGTTGTACTATATGATACAGGTTCAAAAGTGCAAGATAAAGTCTTATCCCCATCTACTATAACATCGCCATCTGCTCCTATATCTCCACTCCAGCCAGCAAAATAATAGCCATCAGCAGGTACTGGATGGAAGTAAACAGTTTTACCCTCTTCATAATCCTGAACATTATTTGTGTCATCAGTAATACGCCCATCCTCTGATACAATCCGTCCATTAGCAGGTTGATTAACAGTAATAGTGTGATAAACAATAGGTTCAAAGACAGCCCCTACAGTCTTGTCACTATCCATAGTGACAGTACCGTCTGTGGTATCTCCAGTCCAGTTGGCCAATCTGTATCCATCCGCTGGTACGGCTGTAAGCTCTACAACAGTATCCGTTGGATAATCATGACTGCAATCACCAGGGCAGTCTATACCGTCCCCTGTAATGGTTCCATTAGTTGGCTCATTTACTGTAAGTGTAAACCCTACTAACTCAACGAAAGAGGCCCCTACTGTCTTATCTCCATCCATTACAAGGGTACCATCTGTAGTATCCCCTGTCCAACTATCAAACATATAGCCATCATCAGCTATAGCTTCCAAGGTTACGTTTGTACCATCCTCAAAAGTAGCTGTGCATGTACCAGGGCAGTCAATACCTCCTGGCCCTGTTATACGGCCATTAGTAGGTGTATTGATTGTAAGAGTATACATAGGAGTCTCATTGACATCTACTATCCATCCTTTAGCTTCAAGGCTGGCCTTAGCATCAAGACCAGTCTGAGTTGGTGGAGCATTGCCTGTAAGGTCTGCTTCACCGTCAGTTAATCCGTTATTATCTAGGGCCACAAGGATATTATCAACCGAGGTTGAATCAAGCCCGCAATTAATAGCCGTAAGGTCATCAACGGCAGTAAACAGATTATCAGGACTGGAACAGGTTAAAGAGCCTCCATCTATGCTTAAATAAGTAGCACTCATACCAGCAAAATCAGCCAAATCACCAGTTATATTTGCGTCATTAAAGGAAAAAAATCTCGTAGAAGACCACCCAGCAAAATCTGAAGTCTCTATATTAAGTTCAGAACATCCCCTAACATTAAAATTATAACCAGCATTAAAGGTACTGCATGGGGTGAAATCACCATAAGCATTACTATAATCAAGTCTTACTTCATCTCTTACTGTACACCCTCCAAATTGCGATATATCAAAAGATATATAAGTCAAACGGAAGTTCAAATCAGCCAATGCTGTATCCTCAAAAGATATGTTGTGAACAGCATCATCCTTTGAAAGACTTACAGTAGCACCACTATTATAAACAGTACCGTCAACGGTAAAGGTACTGTCTGGATTATCAAATTCTATTGTAAACTCCAATGGGTCTGGAGTATCAGCGGTCATAGTAAAATCTACTGATATACCAGTGACAGGAGCTTCATCTACATTAACTGTCCAACCTTTAGCCTCAAGACTGGCTTTAGCGTCAAGACCTGCTTGTGATGGTGGTGATGTTCCTGTAAGGTCAAGAGTTCCATTGGTTCCACCATCATTATCTATTGCTATTAAAATATTATCCACAGAAGTTTGGTCTAATGGGCAGTTAGAGTAGTTATGGTTAAGACAACTAGGACCAAATAAGGTATCATTAGTTGAGCAGGAATTTATTTTGGAATTATTAAAACTGGCTGAACAACCCCCACAAGAATCGTCTATCCTCCAATGCTTTATATCAGTCAAATCTCCAGTTATTTGCGTACCACTAACATTAATTGCTTTTGAAATATTAAAATGAGATACATCACTTAAATCTCCAGTTATTTGTGTATTATAAACTTGAAATCTAGTCATATTAGTCCAATTAGATGTACTACTTAAAGAACCACTAAGATTTAGACTACCACCGCATGAAAAAGTTGTCAAGTTAACTTGATTTGAAAAATCATCTATAGAAAATGTAGTATCTGTATTATAAAACCATATTTCAGTTAAATCCCATCCATCACCAGGTTTCAAACCGCTATAACTATCACACTTAAAGATAATTAAAATACCTGTTAAATTTAAATTAGTTAACTGACCACCATCAAAAATTAAAAATTTTGGTAATCTAAAATAAGGAATATTACTACTTTTATCAATCTTAATAATGTGGTCAACACTGCCATCATCAGGCGTAAGACTTGCTGTTTCACCAGAAGCGTATTCAACACCATCAATCCAATACTTTTTACTTCCATCTTCGTATGTTATCTTAAATTCACTTGGATTAGGTGATTGGTCTGTAAATCTGAAAGGTATTTCAACAAATAAGCTTACAAATTCTGCTCCAACAGTCTTATCTCCGTCCATAACTACTGTACCATCAGTAGTGTCTCCAGTCCATTGATTAAACTTATATCCTTCTGCTGGTGTAGCAGTAAGAGTTACTACTGTTCCCTCATCGTAAATTTCAGTGCAATCGCCTGGACAGTCTATTCCATCTCCAGTAATAGTCCCATTAGTTGGCTCATTTACTATAAGAGTGTGTTGAGTAATAGGTGTACCCATATATGGTTTATGTGAAGGAGTACCAAACGGGGTTGAAAATGTTCTGAAGAAAGGATTTAAACTCATAACTATTTAGCCCTTGTTACAAATAATCTTACTGTGTTTATAGAAGCTGGGATTACTGCTCTAAGTAAAAATGGTGAATATATAGACAAAACTGGATTATCAACGTCAATAACTGTATTTTGAACATCTTGCCATTGACTATCATCCTGTGGATTTGATGCTGGATTTTGAACATTAGCTTGTTGAATTGTTATGGTCTCTCCTGCTGAAAGACCAGTTGCCTCTACTGTTAAAGGGTCTTCTGAAGCCCAAACTATGGCCTTACCACCAGTTGTTCCTTCATATAGCTGTTTTCTCCACACACTCATATTGCTTACCTCTCTATTCTTATCTATTTCCCCTTCTGGCTTGGTTTGCTTTTATCGCTCTCCCCTGACGCTTTGCTTTTGAAGCTGCACTTTTTCCAGTATAACACTTTCCTCGGTCGCCCCATTTCTTACCTACTTTTCCATTTTTTCTACAACTCTTTACTGGCATTTTCTTTTTTCTCCTTAAAAAATAGGTTAGGGCCTAACGACCCTAACCTATTGATTTTTTTAATTTAAGAAGTCGAGCAAATTATCTTCCCGTGTCTCTTGTTGTCCAAAACTTCATAACCAAATACACTAAGCCCTTTAATATAGTTAGCAAATTGCTTCTCTAAGCTACCCATAGTTGTCTTAGTAATCTGGTTTACGTATCCAATTGCCTTCTTATCGCCAAAAGGTACAGTGAACTCACCTGTTGCAACATGAAGGTTATTGCTAACAAATACCTCCATACTGTCAATCATGCCAACAGACTTGTCAGAAGTACGGACAACAGACTTGCTATCGCCCATCTCGTTAGCACGCTTTAGATCACTATCCTTGAGGAAGTAAGCCCAGAAAGCCGGAATTACAATCCAACGATCATTTCTCGGTACATTTTGCTCATCAAGTACAGCAGCTGCTGCTAAGATAGTCTGAAGTGCATTATCTGCATTAATTACCAGTGGAGTACCAGTGACACCTAAATTATAGGCATGAGACTTAGCACCAGCAGTTAGACCTTGGTTATCAGCAGAAATATCAGAACTTGCTAACCAAGTAAAAAACTCTTTATCAATCACATCTGCCATACTTTTCGCAGCTTCGTCTGCGAAAATATTCATCATGTCAAGATGAGACTCATATTGGTCAATGTCATCAACAGTAATGAAAAATGCCTTAGCTTGATCAACAGTCATGATTACTGCTGTCTCTGTTGGATGCGTAGGGTTAAGGTCCTGACCAATAACATAATCTACGATGTCAACAGGAGGGGCCTTTGCTATAACTACGCTATCACCCTTACCTTTAATCTGTCCACTATATTCAGTAGTAGTCAGCCTAGTAATAAGTTGCTCTTCATAAAGCCTTTCAATAACTTTTCCTTCGTATAACTGAGGAATAAACCCAGTAGGGGTTGCACTGTTAGAATTGTAATCAGGATATCCTGACGCACGATTTATATACATATTATTTCACCTCGTATTATTTATTTTTTATTGTTTCATGTTTAATTATCCAATTGAATAGGTCTTCAAAGAATTCTTCTTTTCCGCACCAATCACATTTAATACGAGGCATTATTAACTCATTTATCTAGTTAACCTACCCTCCAAATAAGCTGCTTCAATATCAGCTTCCAGCTTTCTAGCTGTTGCAGGGTCTATGCGTTTTAACGCCTTGTCAAGATAAAACTGTTTAACCTCATCGGCAGTCCACATACGCTTATCAGTAGAAACATCGGCATGAGATGGAGAGCCACCTCCAGCTACGCCTGTCCTTTTTTGTAATGCTTCTTCAGTAGGTGGTGCCTTTGGTTCGTTGCCTCGTTTAAAAGGGTTTAATTGTTCTAGCTCAGGACTTGATTGCTGCGGTTGCATGTAAGCCAAATTATAAAAATCCTGATACACATCTAATATATAACGTATGTTTTCAGAACGGGCTGCTTCTGCGATTAACTCTTGAATAGACTTCCCTGAAAATGGATCAATCGACTTTACATACTCCATAAAACGAGGATCATTATCCACTAAATCAAACGCTGGGAAGTTTGCTCTTACCCTATCTATAACAGACTGTTGCTTGTTTTGTACTATCGTTTCTGTTGTTACTCCTTTAACAGCATTAAGTTCCTGTTCTAACTCTTTGTTCCTTTGCTGTAAAGGTTCAACAACATTCTTGATGTACTCATCAATTATTTTAGCTGAATCCTCGCCTAACTCTTCAGATAACTTAGTAGAAGCTGACTGAGATTTTAATTTGTCATATTCCTCTGCTATCTTGTTAAGCTTGTCAACTTTTTGACGCAAAGTCGTTACAGTTTCAGATAATGCCTTATTCTCAACTCTTAATTGGTGAATAGTTTGATCCGTACTGGTCTTATAGTTTATGAATCGAGTTCTCCATTCCTCTGCTGCCTGTATAGCCTGATCAACTGATATTTCCTGTCCTTCAGTTGGAGGCTGTGCTGACTCCTGGTCTGAACCTTCAGGTTCTTTTTCTGGCTCAGTCTCAGGTTCTTGCTGAGTCTGAGGATCAGGTTCTGGTTCTGGTTCCTCAGGTTCAGGAGGAGGTCCATCTATAAGTTTTTGTGCTTTTCGCAGCTCCTCTTCGATTTCATACGCCATTTTAGCTTTTTCCCTTACCCCACTTGGAAGATGGGAAAAGTCTTTTTTATTTTCTTCACTCATAATGTTTCTCCTTACATCTACGGGACTTTTATAAAGTGATCCTGTAGGAGGTCTTCGAGGCACGTTTTTAAAAACGTGGGTCTCTTAAGGTTAATAATTAAAGGACTTCCACCTTGTAGTTAGACACGATTCGGTTGGCCAGCCGAGGTATCTTAACTACTTCCATACACAAGTTCATGTATATCCTTAAGTAAATCCTTAAGCATTAAACATTTTCCTTGTATAAGTATATCTCCTGTCATTACTAATTGTTCCTTTAGTTCTTCATATGTTTGTTCAAGCCAAGTATGAAAAGGCTTGAATGATGGACTATCTATATAATTTAAAACTTGTACTCTTTCTTGTTGTGTTAATCTTTTCACTTTTTTCTCCTTATTTATAAATATAATCATTCAAACATCATTTGTCAAGACTTTATCTTTAAATTTCTAACATTCCTGTTTTTTAAAGTTTATTTCACATTGAGCTACTTTTTCTTTACCTAAACTAGCTACTATAGTTTCCTATATATAACGGACTCCACATTACCGTTACATCTTCTGCAAAAACAACAACCGAAAACAATAAAATAAACAACAAAATTATTAACTTTTTAATATTATACTCCAAATTTAACTCTTTTTAAAACACGAATAAAACTGATGCTTGCCTACTCTAAACACCTTATTCATATTTTTTGCCCATTTAGGTATTACCCCACCTGGGTCAATCACATGATAATGAGTTGGCATATCATCAAGAAAATCCTTTATATGCCCACAATAAACAGCCTGTGCTATCATTTCACATTCACGCCATTGTGGAGTTCTTATCATGGCATTCGACAATATCCGCTCTCTGTTTGGATCATTGCGATTGAAGCATGAAAACTGCATAGGCTTAAGTATTACCTCTCTCGGATTCCGGCCCCAGTTCCAATGACCAGGGTGCATCCACCTGACCTTTGCAACAGTTGCAACTGCTACTTTGCCATGCCAAGGTTCACCTTCCGCCTCGCCGTCAATGAGGCCAGTTAAAAGCTCAAGTTCTGTCCAATTATCAAAATCACTCATCTTTTATTATTCGTGTTTCTATCTTTTTAAGCATAGGACTCATACATATATCCCTTGGACTCAAATAGCTACAGGGCATATTTTGTAAAATTAACCCACCATAAGCTAATGACCAGGCAACTAACTCTGAACAAAACCATCTATCGTCAAGTTGTGCTTTGCGTCTTGATAAAAACCTTATTACAGATTTGTAATCATATTTTTTACCAAGTTGATATTTCAATGCCTTTAAAATTAAGCCTTCAACTATTTCTCCTTGTGGCTCAAATACCACAACTTCTGTTCCTGCAGCATGTCCTTGATCCCATTTTCTTGAGATCACTCCGTCCTTCCATGCTTCATAATTTTCACCGTCTATTTCAATAGATACATGGCTATATTCAGATCGTGTCTGCCACCTGATAATCCTCGAAATAAGGCTTTTTCCTTTATATCCCAAGACGTAGATCATTTTATTTTTTGTATTATCCCTGACACAATATTAAGTATTTGTATTGTTTCTGAGCTGCCATTTCTGAGCTGCCCTGCTTCAACAGTCACATTACAATCAGGCCCAACTTTAACATTAACGCCTTCAGGTAAATCCCTTAGTGAATCTATCGTTATGTCGCAATCACCATGATGATAAGTATATTGAGCAGAGCATCCACTAAGCAGTATCATCAATAATATCATTACTATTTTCACAACTATATCCCTCCAAAATATTTTATATTTACTAAAATCTAATAAAAAAATTTTAATATTCAAAATCAATATAAAGTTTTACCAATGCTACAATGACCATAGTTCCATTATTAACATAATGATTTAAGTTTTTACATCTTGTCATTTGTCAAGACCTTATGTTTAAATTCCTGAACCCATCTCTCTTTTTATTTCACCTTCACGAGCAATTTGTCTTTCCTTGGCTAAACCTTGTGCAATTGCTTCCTGTATATCTGCTTGGTCTTTCATATTTTGCTTCCGCAACTCTGTTTCTGCACGTAATTTTTCTATCTCCATTTGTAATTGCATCTTAGCTTGGTCAAGTTGTAATCTAGCCTCTGCTAGCTTTTGTCTCTGATCTGCCTTATATTTATCAAGTTCTATCTTAGCTTGCTCTAATTGTGCTTGTATCTCTTCTGGAGAAGGCTTCTGCTCTGCTTGTGCTTGCTTTTCTAGCTTAACTCTTAATTCTTCCTCGCTTGGAATTACTCCGTTAATATCTAAGTTTGCTACTTCACCGTATTTTCTTAGAAGCTGTGTAAACCCTTCAATACCTATTATATCAAGTAATAACGGTGCTTTAGCTACTAACTGAATAAACTCTCTAACACGCTCTTCTTGAGCACCTCCCAACACAAGTGCATTAAACCCAGATGGGATTACTCTCACATCGCCATAAATCAACGCACCCTTACCTTTTACCATATTAGAAATAAACTGCTGATAGACTGCTGGCTTTATCACATCTTCCGTGATGTTTGAAAGGCAGAGTTTTATGCCTTTAGCACTAGCTTCAAGTAATTGTGAAAGCCCTTTGGCAGTAGCAGCAGCACCAGCAGTAGGATTACTACCACCGACGAACCACGGTATCCCTGTAATTTCAGATGCCCTTTGTAAAAAAACATTGAATACAGCAACTAATTCGTTAGAATTACTATTTGGTTGAAAAAATTGAATTGGAAGCTTCCCACTTGTTGTATTTATAGCGGAAACTTGCCATATTTGCCAAGGATGTAGGGATTCTATATCTTGACCCTGCGGTATTGCAGCTGGGTCAACGGCCACTTGTGGTCCTGATGCTATTGAAAGATTATTTACTAAAGCCCTAACAGATGAATTACAAATATCCTCTACTTCTCCAGCAATTAGTATTGGTGATTCCCCCCATATACTATCAGGCTTTTTCCTGTAAGAAGTAAAGTAGAAAGGCCTTCTGAAGTACGGCTTCTTGGTATCCACTATGTTGCATCTAATTAAATAATTATCTACAAGCATAGCCTCTATTTCTATAATTTCATCTTCCAAACATTCTTGGGCTATGGGATTATTGACTAATGTTTTTGCCGGTACTTCACAGTAAAAACATAAAACTTCTACGGTCCCTGAATACTTAGGTTCATGAGAATTCCTGAGTTCCAGGTCTTCCTTTTCCTGTTGATTCAGTTGCCATGATACCCATCTTGCTAATCCGTTAAAATTATTAAGAACTTCATCTATAGCATAATCATCTGAACCGTCTAATCCTTTAAGATTTACTAATTCACGTCTTGTAAGGCGAATTCTATGTATGAAATCACCATCATTGACCCCAGTAGCGTTAGGAGATGGGAAGCAATCATACGGAGAAACTGCCTTGTAAAATTCCTGAAGACCTTCATATTGGTTAAGTTTCCCGTTTACCCATTGAGATTTTACTACCTTTTTGTAAAATGGACCCCATAAAAATGCTGTTGGATACTTTGTAAGTAATGATATAAATTTCTTTAATTCTCCAATAAAATTAGCTTCTTCAAAGACATCATCTATTAGAGCCTGCTGTGCTTCAACTGCTTGTCTTGCTATTGAGTTTACCTCTTGGAAAGCACCTTCATATAATTCATTTAATCTCATCTGTTTTTCATCTTCAGTTGGTTCCGCTCCTTGAGACTTCGCTTCTTCAATTTCCTGGAGCCATTTCTCGTTAATCCTTTCCTCTAACCCTTTTGGTAAATCAGGTATTGGAGTTGGATCAAGTCTCCACGGCCTGTTTGTAGTTGTACTAGTTGATAATATATCTATTAACCACGATTCTGCTATGTTCGCTATTTGAGCAGCAATTGGTAGATAAATATCAGTTCCACCGGAGTCAGCTATCAATTTCTTAGTTTTAGAATCATACTTACCATGAAGACGTCTTGTACATTCATCTAGGATTGGCTGAATGAAAGTATTAAAATGACTTGAGTTTGTCTGCCATACAGAATGTAAATATTGAACGATTTCAGATACTTGTGCCTTAGCTTCCGCTTCTGCCTCTTCTTCCTCTATCTCCCTGACCTTTTCCTGATATTGCGACAAAATCTGTGCCTTCACGTTAGGAGTAGAATCACTATCTGTACTTATAACTTTTACATCCGTTACGGCTATTTCAGGTATTGGCATATATACTTACCTCATAAAATTTGGTTATTTATAAAATATAATCATTCTAAATGTATTTGTCAAGACCTTATTTATTTTTTACCATGCATATCTTGATTTTTTTATTGGTAGAGCCTTGCCACGCCTACGAAATAAACTTTTATTATCTGAATAAAATGTCATCATTAAACCGTCAGCCCTATCTGGTGAACGGTCCAACTCTTTCTTTACGTCTTCCTTTCGTGCTACTCTAATTCTTAATTGTGTGTCATAATCATATGTATATGCACGTAATTCGTCGAGAAGCAGTTGATTATTAGGAATACTTGGTTTATCTACTTCAATCCATTGTTTACACTTCCAATAAGTTTCAGACCTGAGATTGTTAAAGGTCCTATCAAATGGTGCTGCATTCCCTATAAATTCTAATACTGGAAGATTCCATTCTTCCAGTATATCAAAGACCCCTGCTCCTATACCTATTGAGTCTACTATTATTACTTCTGGCCGTGGATATGATCTCCTATATTCCTCCACTACTGCCCTAGCCAATGAAGGTACAGTGTTCTCTTGTATCTCGGTAAGTATTTCAAAATTTCTGCCTTGACGTATCACGATTACCGATACATCATCACCATGACGTGCTACGTCAACTGCCATTATTACTGGATCACGAGCATAATCTGCCTTTGACAACTCACATAATGCTGCTTCCTCGATTGCTCTTGATGATATTAAGGCATCCGCTGATGTATCAGGAAACTGGCCAAGAACACGGGTTTTAACGATATTGCTGTCATACCCATATGAATCTATAAGCATTTGCAAATATTCCTTATCAGAATATTTACAATCTAAGGCGTTAAGGTGTTCTATATCCCAATACTTTGATATTTTAGGATTTTTACAGACATCATAGAAAACTCCCTGGGACCTTAACGGGTTTCCGAAATACATTACACGCCTAATGGCATGAGGTGTTTGCTTTGGAGTAGATGATAGGATAGCCTGATGAATTCCAGGATCGAGAGCTGAACACTCATCAGCCACGAATAGAACCGCCTCAGCGTGGAGACCTGAGAACGCTTCGACTGACGATTCGTTATTAGTAGCAAGTTCAATAAAAGCAGTCGTATCTGGTCTGCCATCAAATTTTTTTCTGTATATTTTAGTAGCCGTTGGCTCGAACCAATCAGTGATAAGGGAACGATTTATCTGAACTTGAATTTCACGACCAAGTTTGTTTAGGAGCTGCTGCCTTGTATTAGCGGTTGCGACAATACCTACATCTGGATGGAAGAGTAAAAAATGAAGCATCGTGATTGCGGCTGCGAAACTCTTTCCAGTACTGTGTCCAGATGGCCTAGCGTAAAATGCGTTCTTCTGGTCGTTATAGAAGTCAGCCCAGAGTGTCGATTGCCACACGTCAGGTCCAGGAGATAAGAATATATCTATAGCAAATGAGGCTATATCTTTGCTGTAGTTATCGTACAAATATTCGTAATTTTCTGGGGTATGTGGGATTTTTTCTCTAAACATACTTGTAAATACCACCTATCGGTCTAACGTAATTATCTGATGGGATAACCGTATAGTCGGTTAGAACTATATCCTCAAAAACTTCTACAATATCGTAATATTTAGGATAATGATCTAATACTAACTGATTTGCTGTCTTCGGTGCAAAAACTACTCCTTCAAAATCCAGATAAGGGTTTCCGGCTGAAATCCCAAGATTAACATTATCTTGGAATGTTAGTGTATCAATGTTTAGGAGTTTCTTGTAATATAGAATAATTGAGAGAACTTTAGATGGAAGTTCTTGCCAGTTAGGAACTTGAGTGTCTTCGTATATAATATTAAATAATTTACCATTAACAAGATAAGGACACTTGTATGTTTTCAATATGTTTTCTAGTAAGAATCCTAGAGTTTCAGTTTCTATTGTTATATTCTTTAAGTTGTTATTTAGTTCAGTTTCATCTGTTTCGATGTATTCACTGAATGGAGTTTCCTTTAAGAAATTAATGAGCCAAATAACAATGTTGTTAGGATTATTCTTCGGGAAATTAGTGTAATACTTGCCTTTGTAAGAGTGTGGATTTGAGAATTCGTGAGGGTAGCGAAGACACACATTAGTTTTAACCATCTTACCATATTCTTGATAAGCCTGTATTTCTTTGTTTAGTACCTGAAATTCATTATTTACTGCTATTCTCATTTCTGTGCCTCCGACTGTGACATGGTATACATAAAAGAACTAAGTCATTAAGGTCCTCAGTCCCAAAAATTTTCTCATATTTGGTATGATGGACATTAAAGTCGTTAGCTCCCGCTCCAGATAGTGATTTACCACAATCTTGACAAGTGTAGTCATCACGATCAATTACCATTTTCTTTATTTCCATCCACAGAGGACTCATGTAGAACAGTTGCTTCCGTGTCTCCCATTTCTTCGTCAAGTCGTCCTTGAATTGGTGATTGAAACGGTTTACTATCACCTGGTAGTTCTTTGAGTTTGGTTTCTGACTCTGAAATTTCGTTATGTCCATGTTCTTCTCTCCTTTTGCGTATAATATCCTCTGCTGAGAGGCATATAGAAGATTCAATATTAAGGTCTTGATTTTTCAGGGTAGGAAGTAATTTATCCAATAATTTCAATGCTACCTTTTCATTCTGAAATGCTAAGATTGCTAAATATTCAAAGAAATTGTTGTTATAGTGTCTTCCTGCTGCATTTAAGGCGTCTACAAGGTCCTCAACACTAGACTTATACTTTAAAGGCTTAAATTCTTGGTCTGGCTCTATTTGCGGTTTCATGAAAATGCCCTCTCTTTTCATATATTTAAGATACTATAATCATTTATATATAATTTGTCAAGACCTGAATTTTTTATTAACCTTAAGGCTTTTAGGAAAATAATTAAAGCTTTTAGGAAAATAATTAAGGCGTTAAGGGTGTGATGGCTTTTGAGCTGTTTATGGGGCTTTTAGGCTTTTAGGCTTTGAGGCTTTGAGAAATTTCCCAAAAAATTTTTTTGAAAGACCTTATATGTATTTATCCCTACGTAAAAGAGAGGACGGAGGCGGAACCAGACGCTCCATGATTTTCGGATTTCTGAATTCCGATTGAACCTTATACCTCCCCTTAAAATTTTCAAAACCTCAACGCCTATCCGCCCAACAGCCCCCGTTAACCGCCTAACAGCCTAACAGCCCTTGAGTTGCTTGACAATAACCACAATTAATGTTATAGTCTTAACCACAATAACGAATGAAAGGAAAAAGAAAATGTATAAAACATCACAGAAAAGAATACGCACTACCGAAGTAAAAGATACAAGGCTTGCACTTAAAACAGTTTCGCAAGCACGGTTTACTGAAGGTACACATTATGGCAAGCAAGACAAAACACTTAAAGAGCTTGACACAATAGCCCATAACTTGAAGAACACTAAAAAGAAAGTAATACTTAGGAAGAAAGCAAGCTAGTTGACAAAGTTTGACACCTGTGATAAGGTGTCAAACACAAACTAATAAATATAAGTTCTTTGACATAGTTCGCCTTTTCTCTTGACAGTCGTGAGAACGGGCGGGTCAGTACCCTAAAGGTAGAACACAATAAACTTATTAGTAAGTTAATACCTGAAAGTGAACAGACCATTAATGGTGATTGATGGTCTGTTAAATAAGCTTAGATATATCTAGGCTTATTTAATAGACTATTAATCAAAAAGGAGGAATGAAAAAATGAAAAATCTAATAGTTGAACTTAATAAGGTTAATGAGGCTGCAACCACTATGAGCAAACTTGCGTTCAACTGGACAAAACTTGCTATTCAAGAACTTGGGGGCATAGAAAATGCAGCGAAATGGAGACTTGAAAACAAAAAAGAGTTTCTGCCTGCCGTGTTTAGGGCAACAGGGGACTCGCTTTCCGCTATAAAGCGTGCTGAGAAGTACGGTATAGACTGGAAAAAATTTAATGCTCTTGGAACTTTAAAGGTTAAGCTTCAAAGGATAGCTAAGACTGAAAAGGCCACAAAGAAAGAAAAGGCCACAAATAAGAAAGATAAAACTGCAACAATAGTTAAATTATTTGCTGGATTAAGTGTTCAGGAACGCAAAGAAGTATTAAAAAAGCTTCAAACTATGGTATAAATAATATAAATACCTTAAAGCTTTAAGGCCTTAAGGTTCTTTAGATAAACCTAAAGGCCTTTTGGCTGTATGGTATTATTGAGCACAGGCCCATAATTTTTAAGATTTTCTGTGTTTATGCAAATTTTGGGCCTAAAAAAAGGGCTAAAACTGTGTTATTATTCTGTAAAAAAATCAAGTAGTTATAAATTTTAACCTTGTTTTTTTTAAAATCTTTACAAATTTACTATTGTTAGTTTCCTATACTCTATATCTATATCTGTCTATCTCTTTTTTTTTACTATGGTCTACTCTAAGAAATATTAGGGAAAAGGCCAAATAATTTAAACAATAGTAAATTAGTAAAGATTTTCTTAAAAACAGGAATGAAATTTATAACCTATTGAAAACAGGAATAATTTTAAACAAAGATAAAATTAGTCTAATTTAGATATATCTAAGAAAAGGGGTAATCATGAAAGGTTTTATTTATATGATGATTATTATTATAGCTATTAAATTTATTTTGCTTGCATACATGAACTTATATTTTAAAGAAAGGGAAACATTAAAATGCTGTTAAACCCAAACCGTCTGGCCGCCAATTAATATTGAAAGGATAAAATGAAAATGAACAGGAAAAGAATATTTGAAATAGTAAAAGATTTTTGCGGAACAAAAGATAATTTTGATAAAACTAAATTGAAATTAGTTTGTGATATAGTGGGGGTTAAACCTGAAGAAATAGAACATCAAATATCATTGGCCTTTTTTGATGAAGTAGAACTAATAAACAAAGAACATTATAAGTTATGGTTTGCTTGCAAATTAACAGCTTTAGAAGTAGGGCTTATATCTAAAAATAATTCACTTACTTATCTAAAAGCAATTTAGATATATCTAAATAGAAAGGAGATAAAAAATGAAGAAGGAAATAAGCAGAGAGTCAGCACTTGCATTCAAGAAGTATTTTAAAGGACAACTTAATCTTTTATCAACAAGTGTCAGGTATACTAAACACGGAAATTTCCACTGTGAAATTTCAAAAAATAGATTTATGGATGCAGTATTCTACGGAGTGACGTTATTATATGAGACACCTGATGGCAAGCTTCATCGGTGTCTTGACTTAGATAAGACATTCGATACAGAAAAAGAATGTGAGGATTACATAAAGACATTAACAGAGGAGGACTTTAAGAAATGGTGTTGTTAACAAAAGGAAATACCAAAATACACAAGGCCGTAGGCTGTTTCTCCATAAGCACGGAATCATGCCACCAACGGTGTCCAGGATGTTATGCAGTAAAGATTGAACGCCGATGGCCTTCAGTATCTAAAGCATGGAAGAGAAATTTAGATATATCTAAATCGGATAACTTCATTGATACAATGATAATTGAGGCAATGGATTATGAAATAGTAAGAGTTCATGTAGCGGGAGATTTCTATTCAGATGAATACATTGACAAGTGGGAATCAATAGCATCACAATGTCCCTCTACTATGTTCTATACTTACACAAAAAATCTTAAGGCACTACGCTTAAATAATCTGGATAACTTTAATGTTATTAATAGTATAACACCTATAGGCCTAAACTATGGGAACGAAGTTCATATTCGCAAGCTTGAATCCCTGGGATATATTAGATGTCCCTTGACAAAAAATCATAAGGGATTATATTGTATGAAGGATTGCAAAATTTGTTTGACAGCGGACAAAGTTTGTTTCCTAAAACATTAAGAAAGGAGATATAAATTATGAAAGGACCCATAATAGCTCTAATAGTAATAACAGTTTTGTTGATCGTTCCGATGTCCATGTGGACTGACAGAAATCTTGATTTCTGGATTAGTTATTTTCATAACTCTCCAGTAGATGTCCCTTACTGGTTTTCACTTCTTGTAACGATTGTATTTAATCAGGTTGTTTTTATATTTAATATAATACTTGAAATTTTAAGGATGG